TGCCTACAGTTTCATGCTCAATATCTCAACACACCACAGGCCGGTAGCTGCCTGATAAATCGTGATTTCCTTGGCGCAAGGCTTGACCCTACAGACGTAAGCAGTTTGCTCCAGCTTTATACAGCAGGCACCATCACGCAAGAAACACTGCTACAGCAACTGGCCGATGGCGAAGTGTTGGGCGATGACTTTGATGTGCAACAGGAGATTGACGCTACGGCAAATGCTGGCCTATGACAACACCATCAGCGCTATATCGCAACGCAATCGACCTAAACCGTTACAGCAACAGTGTTGCCAAGCGTATTGTCAGCGCATATAACGACATCATTATTGATGCTGCAAATCAACTGCGCGTCATAAATGACTTAACGGCACCAGCCAAGGCTGCACGGTTGCGTGGCATCCTTGCGCAGCTTAAAGACTCACTAGCCACATGGGCAGGCGACAGCACGGTCACAACCGCAAGTGAACTGCAAGGCCTAGCTGAATTGCAATCGGAATTTGTCACTGAGCAACTGCGTAAGGTGTTGCCAGCCGGCGCCCGTGATGCAGTAAACACCATTGAGATAAGCCCACAATTTGCGCAGTCTGTTGTTACAACTGATCCAACTCAGTTAAATGTGGTCACTCTAAGCGATGACCTATTTAAGGCAGCTTTTGGCTCACCACAAACCTATAGCCTGACAGCAGCGCAAGGCACGGCAATCACGTTGCCCAATGGCGAGGTGGTAAACAAAGCATTCCGCGGTATTGCTGAATCACAAGCCGAGCAGTTTTCGCAGGTGGTACGTAATGGCCTGTTGACAGGCGAGACCACACCAGACGTAGCAAAGCGCTTGATTGGCAGGCTTGAATTTGGCCAGGCAGGCAGCGTTAGACAAATCGCCCTTGCGGGTGGTCAAGCTACTAAGGCCGCTAACCATCAGGTGATTTCACTGGTGCGCACCAGCATCAATCAAGTGGCAAATGAGGCAAGCCAACAGGTATATGAGGCCAACCAAGACATCACGCAGAAATATCGTTACGTCGCAACGCTTGACACTCGCACCAGCGCCATATGCCGTGCGCTTGACGGTCGTGAGTTTGAATATGGCAAAGGGCCTAAGCCGCCGCAGCATTTTGGCTGCCGTTCAACCACAGTGCCAGTCATCAACTATAAGGAGCTTGGCTTTGACGCACCGCCATCAGTTACTAAAGGCAAGCGCGCCAGCATGGATGGGCCAGTGCCTGCAAACACCAGCTACGGCCAATGGTTGCAAGGCCAGCCGCGTGCAGTGCAGGATGAGGTATTAGGCAAGGCAAAGGCTGATTACTTTAATAAGCTTGCCGACCAGCATGGCGCCCGTGATGCCATCGCAAAGTTAGTCCGTGATGATGGGTCAGAGCTAACCTTGGATCAGTTGCGTAGTCGCTATGGCAAAGCCTAAGGATAAGGTCGCCAAGATAATGGGCGAATACAAGCGCGGCACATTAAATACCGGCAAGCCAGGCCCCGGCAAAGGCCCTAAGGTTAAAAGTCGCAAGCAAGCCATCGCAATTGCACTTAGCGAAGCTGGCAAGACCAAGAAGCCCAAGAAGAAAAAATGATCACCTATCGCGGTGAGGAATTTGAGGGGTACAACAAACCCAAGCGCACCCCAAGCAATCCAAACAAGTCTCATGCCGTGCTTGCCAAAGATGGCGACACCGTTAGGTTGATCCGCTTCGGGCAGCAAGGTGTATCTGGATCGCCGCCAAAAAAAGGTGAATCAGCAGCAGATAAAGCCCGCAGAGCTGCATTTAAGGCTCGCCATGCCGACAATATCGCCAAAGGAAAATTGTCTCCTGCTTATTGGGCGGATAAGGTAAAATGGTAATGTACTTTAGCCTGCGGCTAATTCATGTCTGAAGAAAATCAAACTCAGGAACCTGCGGTGACTGAGCAACTGCAACGCAGTGTCGAAGCATTAGAGCGCAAGAATCAAGAACTGATTGCCGAATTGCGGGCGGCCAAGAAATCACCGCAACTGCCAGATGGGGTGAACGTTGACGAATTGCTTGAATTTAAGCGCAAGGCCGAGCAATCCCAACTGGAGCAGCAAGGCAACTACACCGAAGCCAGGCAGGCTTTGGAGCAGCAATACCGTGAGGCGACGACGCAAAAGGACCAGCGCATTAGCGAACTTGAAACCCGAGTCAAAGAACTAGAGCTGATAAGCCCTGCTGTAACGGCATTGGCTGAGATCGTTCACGACGCAGACCTAGTGCTCAAATCCAAGCTGTCACCTGATCAGATTGAACGCGAAGCCGATGGCACCGTAGTGGTGGTTAATGGCTATCAGCGCACACCAGTGGCTGAATGGGCAAAGACGCTGCCAGCATGGATGCAAAAGGCACCTAAGCCCCAAGGCAGTGGCGCACCATCAGGTCGCAATGCAGGCGAGATACCTGCAGGCACCATAAACCCATTCGCCCGTGAGTCATTCAACCTGACCGAGCAATCACGGCTATATAAAACAAACCGTGACTTGTACGACCAATTGAAGGCGCTAGCCTGATTGCATCCGGCAGCGCCGGTAGGCGGGTTGCGCCTGCTGCTATCTGTAAACACTTTTTCTTTGGAGAAACACCGTGGCGACTCTTCGCTCCGATGTCATCGTCCCCGAGATTTTTACCCCGTATGTGATTGAACAAACCACCGCACGGAATCAGTTCCTGGCTTCTGGTGTTGTTCAGCCTATGGCGGAGTTAAATGCTACGGAAGGCGGCGACTTTGTTAAAGTTCCTTTTTGGAAGGCCAACCTCAGTGGCGACGCTGAAGTGTTGACTGATTCCACCAGCATGATTCCTGGCAAGATCTCAGCTGACACTCAAGTCGGCGTGATCCTGCACCGTGGCCGCGCATTCGAATCCCGTGACCTTGCCGCACTTGCTGCTGGTTCGGATCCCATGGCTGCTATCGGCGCCAAGGTCGGTGAATACATTGCCAACCAACAGCAGAAGGACCTGTACAAGGCTCTTGAAGGTGTGTTCGGCAGCCTAACCGGTTCTGATTCACCTGCCTTTGATGCGCTTCGTTTTGCTACTAGCGGCATGACCTCACTTGGTCCGAAGCAAGTTGCACAAGCGCGCGCCAAGCTTGGTGATCAAGGCGACAAGCTATCTGCTATCGCCATGCACTCTGCTTGCTACTACGATCTCGTAGAACGCAAGGCCATCGACTATGTGTCAACTGCTGATGCTCGCGGCACTACTACTACTTTTGGTGGTGGCTCTTTGGCTTCTGCTTATGCTGAAGACAATGCAGTTCCCGTTTACATGGGACTGAAAGTGATCGTTTCTGACGACATCACAGTCAGCAGCACTAACTATGCTTGTTATTTCTTCACCGCTGGCGCTATTGCTACAGGTGAACAACAAGCACTGCGCACCGAAACCGACCGGGACATCCTGGCCAAATCTGATGCCATGGCTGTTGATTGGCACAATGTCTATCACCCAGTTGGCGCTAAATGGGCAGTGACCACTACCAACCCAACGCAAGCCCAGCTTGCAACGGTTGGCAACTGGTCAAAAGTGTACGAAACCAAAAATATTGGGATCGTTCGCGCCACTATTACTTCCAACTACTAAAAGAAGGAACTAACCATGGCTTCAATTTTTGAACTGGAGACGCCTCCTTTTGGTCGTCATTCCACCGGCAAGCTTCTTCTTGAAGCTACAGATGCCAACACCACACTGACCGCACCTCAGGCAGTTGGGAGCATCGTCACGATGACTCCTACAGCCAACCGCACGCTTACCACCCCCACGGGTGCAGCGATCATTGCGGAACTTGGCCTGCAAGCCAAGATCGGTCAGACCTTTGAAGTGAACGTTGTCAACTTGGCAGCTTCCACCTATACCGTGACTCTAACCGCTGGCGCCACTGGTGTCACTGTGGTTGGCGCCGCTGCTATCCCAGCAGCAGGCGGCGGTACTTTCACTGGTCGGGTTGCAACCGCTTCCACGGTTGTTTTCTACCGCTCCTGATGGGATTATTCGCTTTCCGGCGAATGCGTGAACTGGAGGCTGCCTCTAAGGAGGTGGCCTCTTTTCCCGTTGAAGAGCCAGCTACTGTGGAAGTAGCACCTGAACTAATTACCGAGCCGGTTAATGGCAATCGCCCTCGTCGCAACAATCGGCGGAAGCACAGCGAACACCTACCTGACGCTAGCTGACGCACAAGACATTGTTGATGGTCTGGTACTTGATGCGGACGTGACCGCATGGAGCACTGCGACCACTGACGCCAAGAACCGCGCACTGTACACCGCTGCCCAGAGGTTGGACCGTGAACGTTTTCTTGGTGCTCGCGCTACTGACACCCAGTCAATGCAGTGGCCTAGAACTGGTGTCCGCAAGCCAGACACGTACATCAACACGTATGCCGTTGGGTTTCCATTCCGCATCACGACCGACTACTACACCGACACCGAAATTCCTGACCAGATCAAAAAAGCTCAGGTAATGCTTGCGGTTTACCTAAATAACAATGTCGATGGCCTTGGCCTGACTGGCCTTGAAGACTTTAAGAACGTCAAGGTCGGCAGCCTAGACGTAACACCAGCCCAAGGCATGGGTGCCGATAAGATTCCACCGTTGGTTGAACGATACATGACTGGCCTTAGAATAAGTGGGCCAGGCAACATTGCCATTCGTAGGAGCTGATCCATGTCGCTAATTTCGCCCGGTGGTGACGAGATTTTTGCAAGGCGCCGTACGGATGGCACCTATGCCGCTGGCATCGTTAGCGCTGGTTTCAGGTCTACGGTCACGATTACCAGGCCAAGCAACACCACTGCCTATACGGCTGGTGACGTTGTTGGTGACACGGGCGGCAGCGCGATCCTGACGCTCAGCAATATGGGTCCGAATGGCGGCTACATCTTGCTTCAGAGTGCTGCACTGATCTTTAGTGATAGCGCTGTGCCTAGCGGGATGGCTAGCTTCCGCGTGCATCTATACAGCGCAAGTCCTACGGCAATCGCTGATAACGCTGTATTTGATTTGGTAAGCGGCGAACGCGCCAACTACATGGGATTTTTTGACATCCCAACGCCTGTGGACTTTGGCAGCACGCTTTACGCTCAGACTGATTACATCGGTCGGATGATCAAGATGGCAACAGGTAGCACCACGCTTTACGCCGAGATCGAAACCAAAGGTGCCTACACACCTGTCAGTGCTAGCACGATTGAACTGCGTCTGAGCACCCTTGAGGCTGGCCTCTGATGCGAGCGTTAGGTGCATCACGAACTAGCGTCGCCCCCGGTGGAGCACTAGCTGGCGGCTGGGCGCGTAATCCGCTGTGGAAGACAGCGCGTGCAGTTCCGAGTTTGGATCTGCGCTTTGCGGACAATAAGACGCTTGGCGACGCTTATGGCGGCGGCAGTCCCGTGACCTTTACCCGCGCCAGCACCGGCACCTACATCGGCAGCGATGGGCTGTTGCGGTCGGCGGTGACGAACTTCTTGTTGAGGAGTGAAGCAATAGCGACAAGTCCTTGGTTTAACTCAAATGTCACGTTAACTAACAACACAAGTGACGTGTTAGATCCAGTTGGCGGGTCAACTGCTACAAAAGTTGTTTCAACTGGCTCTAGTTCAGCATTTGGTCAACCCGTTACGTTGACTGCTGCCATCTACGCAGGAAGCATTTGGCTAAGAAGCTCTACAGGCAACATATCAGCACAGCTAATTGTTTACTTGGCGAGCGCTCCTTTTACAAATATAGGCACTGCAAACGTAACAATTACAACAACCTGGCAAAGATTTAGTGTTATTACATCTGCGGCAACCGCTGCTAGTTATAATATTCAACTCAACAATATTGGAGCGGGAACTGTTTACGCCTGGGGCGCCCAACTAGAGCAAGCCTCCACTGTTGGTGAGTACATTCCCACTGTTGCCGCGATCAACTCTGCCCCACGCTTCGACCACAACCCGACCACAGGTGAAAGCCTTGGGTTGTTGGCGGAAGAGGCGAGGACGAACTTGTGGCAATGGTCCAACAGCGCAACTGACGGGCAAACCTGGAACAACGTAGGCACTCACCTGACACTGACGGCAGGCCAAACAAGCCCAGCTGGAGACTCAACTGCCATCCGAGCGGCTGATGTTAATAGCGCTACTGATGGAACATTTCTTCAACGTACAACGGTTGCACCAGCGCTAACTGCTGGTACGCTTGTAAGTTATTCAATCTTTATTAAACCTATTAGCATTCCCAACACTATTGGGCTTGTTATCTATGCAAATGGTACAACTGATGCAGTAACTGGAACGTTTGCTGTTTCTGGAACAGCTATTACTGGCACACCTACTGTTACATCTCAGGGAACTGGTTCTAATGGATCAGCGTCTTACGTTGCCTATCCAAACGGTTGGTACAGATTAACGTTTTCAGGCATTCCAAGCACGGTAACAATGGCAGATTGCCGGGTTCGCGTCACCCTTGGTTCATACACCAGATCAACAGGCACCGCTCGTTTTGACTGGTATGGCGGCCAGTTTGAAAACAACGCTTTTGCATCCTCATATTTCCCAAATGCTGGAACACTTGGAGGCGTAACCCGCGCCGCAGATGTGGCCAGCATTACCGGGTCGAACTTTAGCTCGTTCTATAACCAGACGGAGGGGACGGTGTTTGCGGAGGCAATTTCTGTTGCAACAAACACAAATGTATTTTCAATCTCAGATAACAGCACAAACAATAGAATCCAACTTGAAACCGGCAGTAACACAAGAAGGTTCCGCATTACATCCAGTGGTTCTGCCCGCTACGACAACAGCGTTTCGTACACATTTGGAACTCAAGGCAAAACAGCCGGTGCATACTTAGCTACCAGCACCAATCACGCAACTAACGGCACGTTGGGAAGCAATTCTACAGCATCACCACTTCCTGTAGTTGATCGCATTTACATTGGGTCTAATGCGGCAGGTAGTCTTCCCAATAACGGCACCATCAAGCGCCTCACCTACTGGCCTATCCGCCTTGCAGACACCACCCTCCAGCAGATCACCCAACCATGAACTTCCTACGATTCCCTGACGAATCCGCTTGGACCGCTGCTGCCACTGAGGCTGGGTTCATGGCCGACGACACCCTAGTTGCCTACACGCATGACCGTGCGATCGACGTGGTTGGCACCATCACCCGTGGCGGTGAGTACGACCCAGAGACTGGTGATGTGATCGTTGCTCCGACTGTGCTGGACGGTTGGCACGTCAACTTTGCTGGCGAGCTACCTGATGGGTGGGATGAGTTCCTGGTAGAACCCGCCAATCCTTACCGGGTGTTTGCGTAATGGCACTATCAACCGCGCTACGAAAGGCCGCCAGTAAGTTGATGGCTAAGTTCGGCGGCACAGCCACCATTCGGCGTATTACCCTTGGTTCTTACGATCCAGCCACTGGCACTGCTGCCGAAACCACGGCTGACACCAGTGTGCGTGGTGTGCTTGAAGACGTTACCAGACGCGAAGTAAACGATCTAATCCAAGCGGGCGACAAGCGTTTGATGGTTGCAGCCGCAGACCTAGCCAATGCACCAACGACAGCCGACCGCGTAATCATCAGCAGTCGGTCATTGCAGGTAATTGAAGTACGCACCATTGAACAAGACAACATAGCGATAACCTATGAATTGATACTTAGGGACTAATGGCAGGCACCATCCAGCTAGGCGATATGGGCGAATACGTGAACCAGCAGATGGAAAAACTGCTGCGCGTAGTGGTGCTCGATGTAGATGCAAGACTCAAGATGGAAAGCCCAGTCGATACTGGCCGCTTTCGTGCTAGCTGGCAGGTGGGCGAAAATTCAGCAACCGGCGGCATTGCGCCGGATGGCAGTTACCCATCAGCACCACCGTTGACGCGGATTGGCTATAGCTGGGAAAAACTAGGCAACATCTATAGCGTCCACAATAATCTGCCATATGCAACGCCACTAGCCAATGGCCACAGCAAGCAAGCATTAACCGGCTGGGTCCAGGCAATCGCTAAGGATGCACAAAGCTATGCCAAGGCACAGGCTGCCAAGATCGGGCGGGAATCATGAGCAGCACACTAAACGAAGTACGCGCCGCTATTGAAGGCCGCATCGCAACACAAATGGCAATTGCACCGGTCTATCCGGTCAGTTACCAGAACGTGCCGTTTACGCCACCAAATAACACGCCATGGCTACAGGTGTTTATTCGCTTTGGCGACAATGCCTACGCAACGCTGCTGCCTACCGGCAATGTCGGCTTTAACCGCCAAAATGGCACGCTAGTAGTCAATATCTACACGCCAGTTGGCGTTGGCCCGGCTGCAAACTTCACTATTGCAGAACGCATCAAGGATTTGTTTGATCGCGTAACAGTGTCTGGCGTTATATTTGATGCGGCGTCCGGTCCGGCACAGATAACCCCTGCGTCACCTGAGCCTTACTTCCAGACGCAGCTAACAATCACCTTTGAAGCGTACCTAGACTAAACTCAGCCATCACCTTCTACTAAATCCATGGCCGTCACTGTTCTGTCCGGCACGTCCGGCGCCCTTTACTACAAACCCGCTGGCACTAACGGCACGTTTCTTGAGGCAAACGTAACCACTGGCGCTGGCACCAGTCAGATCGTGGTGCGGTCTTACCTAAATTTTAAGGTAGGCGATCCAATCAAATTTTCATTGGTTAATGGCCAAACCGGCGGTAGTGGCTCCGGCACACTGCCTGCTCCGCTTTCAAGCGCCACCACCTATTACGTGATTGGTTACGTCGCAGCCACTGGCGTGCTGACGTTCTCGACCACTGCAGGCGGCACCCAGCTGACACTGACAGATGACGGTACTTTGGCCGTTCCCAACGAGTTCCAGGTTGCTTACGCTGATTACGCAGCAGTCGGCCAGGTACAACGCTGGGGCTTTGAAATCAGCCGCGCCGAAATCGATGTAACCACCATCGGCCAAACAGCCGCCCAGTATGCGCCTTTCAGGGCTTATATCCCTGGGTTTGCTGATGGCACCGGCACCGCAACTGTTTACGTTACCAATGAAGACAGTGCGCTTTCTAACCGCATGGTTGAAGATGTGCTGCAACGCCAGCAAGTCGGTTGCGCATTCAAGCTCTACACCGATAAGGCAGGCACCGAAGCCCTAAGCCGCAGCATCTCCATGGATGCTGTACTGCTAAGCGCTAGCATCAACATTAACCCAGATGATGCTCAGATGGTGGAAATTTCATTCCGTCCCACCGGTGCACCTACGTTTGATTTCTCCACTAGCGCCTGATAGCTAGCCAATGGCCCCGGCACTGCTGGGGCCTTACTTCCACCACTCACCAAATACAATGGCCGCTGCTCAAATCCGCGCACTTGATCGCCTGAAAAAAGCCGCCAACCTTACACCCGTTAAAAAAACGGTGCAGCTAAGCGACGGCAGTCAGTTTGAGTTCTACCGCACGCCACTAACCATGGCTGAACGTGAACGGGCACAAAAAGCATCTAGCACCGATGACGCCAATGCATTTGCATTGCAGTTGCTCATCCAAAAAGCAATGGACGAAAACGGCCAACGCATATTTGCC